GTAACTGTTTCAGAATTATTTGTCTTTCTCTCTCATACTGCGGTGTATAATTTCAAGTATTTCATTCTGCTCCTCTTTACCTACACCGATATTTTCAAGAGCCTCATGTATTCCGCAGTCAGGACAAATCATTGTTTTGTTATCTGCTCTTGATAATGCTGGTCTGCCCGTGTATTCCTGTCCGCATTTAGGACATATGGCTGTTTTTATATCTTCATACTTCTTCATATCATTGTCTCCTTTTTGCTTTCGTCAATAGCGTGTAACAACTGTTTTGAATCAAATCCGAAGTTTCTGTATCCCAAAAGACAAGTCATAACATAACTCATTGACGGAACACCGCTCGGTCTGTTTTCGTCCAATATATATGCAAATGCTGTGCGTTCACGTTTTTTGCCCGTCTTAATTCCTGTTACCGTTACTTGAAATTCCTTTTTATAATAATATTTCGGATACCCCTCGTAGCGGTCAAGCGACCGTTCGCCCTCTGTTGTCAACTGCCACACGACAACAGGGACTTCCGCACCTTGTTTCGGTTCAACGGTCAAATAAGAGCCCGTCTTGCTTTTCTTGAACATTAGCTTGTAATTCTCTATAACCGCAGTTCCCATAAGCCGTGCCGACGGACAGCGATACCGCATTTGCGGTGTGTAAAGGTTACTGCCGTAAGCTAAGTAATACCGTTTCATTATTATCATATCCTTTCCGAAGGAAACACCCTTCTACCACCTTAAGACCGCCAAATGCGGTCACAGTTTTAAGGTTATAGGAGGCTGTTTTCTTCGGTTATGCCATTCTGCCGTTTCTGAATGATGCATCTCCGTCAAGGTGTTTTGTAAGGATTTCTCTCGCCGTTGCAAATTCTTCACCGATAAATCCAAGTCTTAAAAGCCATGTCTCATTGCGTATTTAGGATTTTCAGTCTGCTGTGGTTTCGGACTTGCTGACTTTAGTGTTTTTGCCATCTGACTGAGTGCAAGGCAAAGCTGAATGTAGCTTTTTAACTGTCCTGCGTGTAAGCCGTTTTGTTTTCCGTTGGACGGTGCATCGAATTGAAAAAGTCTGAATTCAACCGTTCCTTTTGTAAAAGTTGCGTGTAGGTTCAGCATATGGTATCTGCTGTCGTTGTAATGCTGTGTTCTGCCGTAGTTTGCACCGTTTGATGTGTACCAAATATCCGCTAATTCCGACATTGTTCTTGGCTTTCTTCTGTTAAGGTTATCAAGAAATTTCGGACTTACCATTCTGCAGTAATTGTTTATTCTGCTCTGTGAAATATTTAATGCACTTGCTATGAGACTTTCGTGGCTTGCCATTATGTTTGCAAGATTTCTGAGTGTCTGTGCTGTGTGTCCGTTAGCACCGATATGAATATGTACACCGCATCCTCGTGTTGCATCGCTTTTGGCTTTCGCTTTTCTAAGTCTTCTTATAAGATCCTGCAAAAGCGGAATATCTTCGTATTTAAGAATCGGCGTTACCAATTCGCATTTTTCACTGTCAACCCCTGCAATACTTACATCTCTTTGGAACTTCCATTCTCTGCCCTCTGTGTCCCAAGCTGACCAAGTGTAATAACCGTTTCTGTCGGCTGTATATTTGTATCTGCCTGTTCCGAAATAGTCTGCGGCTATTCTTGCAGCATTTTCTCTTGTAATGTTGTTCATTTCAACCTCAACACCGATGGTCTGTCTTTTCATTTCCTCAATCTGAATTCTTGTTTTCTCGTTCATTGTATTTCCTCCGTTTTTAGGCTTTCTGCCCTTTTCTTGTAACACATATTACCGTCATACGGAGATTATATCAATACGATTAGTACACAATAATATACACTATAATTTGTGTACATTACGGCTGTATATTGAGTTCATGTTTATTTTTTTCTTACTTACATCGCTCCGGTCTGCCGTAGCGAAATGCACCGTCACCGCTGAGATTTCTCATCAGTTCTTTACGGAGCGGTTTATATTCCATACCTGATAAGCCGATACGGTTTAAGAATGTACGCATTGCAAATTTTTCGTTGTCAACCGGCTTATCCTTTGTATTCACTCTTACAGCTTTTTCTGCCATTTGGTAAAGGGCTTTGAAAAGTGATATATACAGTCCAAGCTTTTCATTAGGAATCACGCTGTCAAACCAGTCAAACCATATTTCATCCTTGTTCCATTCAACTTTCAGTTCCTTATCCGTACCGACTGCTTTTTGAAACAAAGTCATTTTACCCGCAATAATCGCTTTGAGATTTGCAATTATTTTATCGCTACAAGGTTTATCAGATAATTTTGCAATCGGCAGTCCGATTGAACAGCCTATTGTTTCACTTTCAAAATCTTTATTTGTATCTGAAATATCAACATTTTCATCATTCTCGGTTTCATATCCGCACTCATACAGCTTTTCAAGTAAATGCTCAACCTTATCATTGTCGGTGTCGTTTGAAATTTTAAGTGTTCCGTCACTCGTAACTGTACAGTAGTCTCCAATTTGATAAGCAAACGACGGTGCTCCAAGATATTTAAACTTTTCTCCGATTATATTGCTAACTGCTTTTACAAGAGCCTTTCTTTCCGTTCCTGTCAGATTATATTTAATCTCCATTACGGTAATCCTCCTTTATTTTTTCGTTAAGCACATATTACCGTCATGCAGAAAATATATCAAGGTGTATAGTACACAATATTACGTTACAGAATTTGTGAGTTCAGCATAGTGAGCAATTCCGTTCAATACATAGAACACACACGGGAGTGCAACACCATTTCCCCACATTGTATATTCCGCACTGTCGGAATGAGGATTTTTAAGCCACTTTATAATCTGATTTCTTGTTTTCGGTTTTGTACTTTTACAAAGTGCTTTTCTGTGATTTTCAAAAATATCCGACCATTTCTGAATTTCTTCTTCCGTAGGATTTTCTGTTTTCAAACCGTCACACCACCATACAGGGAACCCTTGCAGCAGAGCACATTCTTTAGGTGTCAGACGTCTTACTATATATTCCGTACCGTTTGTATCATTTACAAGCGGAGGGTCTTTGTAATCGCTTGCAACAAGTGTATTTGCACATTCTTTTTCGGCACTTGTAAAGAATGATGCCTTGCTTGCCGAATATGCAGGTTCGGCTACCGCTCCCGGACCTTTTGCCACCATTGTCGGCTGTTTCTCTTTTTCTATTGCAAAATCATATAACGCATTTTGTCCTTGATTAAATGCAGCACGGTCAATTCCGTATGCAACCGCATGCCGGTCAACTGTATTTAATGTAAATGATGTATCCTGATTAAATCCGCTACCGTTCGGTCCGTTTTTCTCCTTACGTCCAATAATTGAGCCTTGCAATGCAACAACAGCCATACCTCCTTGATTAGATGACGGATTTACACCACCGCAGTCAATGGTACGAGAAGTATCTGCCGCATATATTCCGCTGTTCGGATTGTCAGACTTCATCGAATTGCTGTCGTTTGAGCATATCCCATATGCTTTCGGTTCAAATAAGGTCTGGTCATTATTACAGCTTAATGTTGCCGACTTATTTTCTTGTATCAATGCACCTTTACCGCCGCCGTCACATCCGCATCTGATTTTTAAAGTTTTCGGTGTATGCACGACAAACGGCTGATTATTACCGCCCGTTCCGAAAGTTGCAAACACTGTCTGTGATACTTCCAACGGACCTATATATCTTGTATCTTGAGAGTGATTTTCAAACATTACACACGGCGGATGATGTGCCTGTGCTCTCAATGTAGTTGTTTTGTCTTGCGTCACATCTATACGTTCTCCGCCTTGATCGTTTAAACATATTGTGCCTGTTTCTCCAATGCCCGTTTCAGCAGTTCCGGCAGTTCCTTGCCACGAGCAGAGGCTCTTCTTAAAATTCCCGAACACGCTCTCTGACTCAAATAATACTTTTCCGGCACATTCTCCTGCAAAATCTGCGACAAGAAAGATTCTTCTGCGTCTTTGAGGGACTCCGAAGTATTGCGCATCGAGTATTCGATAGGCAACGGAATAATCATTTCCCACAATTTCTCCGGCTGTTGTCCATTTCTTCTCAGGCATAGGAATATGTACGGTTTCATCTTTGATTTTGCAGATTTCTTCAAAGACTGTCCTAAAATCCTGTCCTTTTGAGCTTGACATTGCTCCCGGCACATTCTCCCACACAATCCATCTCGGATATTCTCCATTTGTACTCTCCCTCATTTCCTTTATAACCCGAATCGCCTCAAAAAACATTGATGATTTTTCACCGTTTAGCCCTTCACGTTTTCCTGCTAAAGACAAGTTTTGACAAGGGCTTCCGAATGTAATTATATCAACCGGCTCAATCTTTCCGCCGTTCATTTTTGAAATATCCCCGTAGTGTTTCATATGCGGAATACGCTTGGTAGTAACCCGAATAGGAAATGGTTCGATTTCACTCGCCCATATAGGCGTAATTCCAGCCATCATTCCGGCAAGAGGAAAACCTCCGCTGCCGTCAAATAATGAGCCAAGTGTTAAATTACTCATTAGTCAATACCTCACTGTACGGAATTTTTTCACCGTTACGCAATAAAAAAACGTCATCTGAATTTTCTTTAAAATCCACATAACGTCTTACAATTACATCTACAAACTTCTCATCAATCTCAATCGCATAACATATACGGTCAGTCTGTTCGCACGCAATCAATGTACTTCCGCTGCCGCCGAACGGTTCAAGAATAACTGAATTGACCACACTTGAATTTTGTATCGGATATGCCACAAGCGGTATTGGTTTTGTTGTCGGATGAAGTTCCGATTTCTTCGGCTTGTCAAAATTCCATACCGTTCTTTGTTTTCTGTCAGAATACCACTTATGTCCGGCTGTAGGTTTCCATCCGACAAGTATAGGCTCATGACAATACTGATAATCACATCTGCCGAGCACGGGTGTATTTTTCACCCATATACACGTTTGATGACAGAAAAATCCGGCATCACGAAATGCAGTTCTGAAATTTATACTTTCCTTATCGGCATGAAAAACATAAATACTTGCACCATCCGCACAAACATCATACATACACTTAAAAGCTGAAAACAGAAATTCATAAAACTTTCCGTCCTCCATGCTGTCATTTTGAATAGTACCTGCCGTACCCTCGTATGCAACATTATACGGCGGG